TTTGACAATCACCCACCCACGAACAGCCCAACCAACCACCACCAACAACCTAATTAGTCATGCCCAATCCTATCATTCGCATCAAGCGCGGTTCCGGTTCGCCGGTGTCGCTTCAAGTCGGGGAAGTAGCCTTCGACTCCACAAACAAGTCATTTTTCATCGGCACAGCCGAAGGCGTGCTGCCAATCGGCGGTGAGCATGTTTTCGCTAAGAAAACTTTCGTCTCTGACGCCGTAGCAGCCGAAGCAGCGCTTCGCAGCTCAGGCGACTCGACCCTCACCAGCAGCCTCAATTCCGAGATCAGCCGCGCAACCGCCGCTGAAGGCGTCATCGCCGCAAACCTCGCTCAAGAGATCATCGACCGCGCCGCAGCGATCACCTCCGAGGCTTCCGCGCGTTCCTCAGCAGACACGACCCTCGACGGCAAGATCACGACTGAGAAAGGCCGCATCGATGCGATCCTTTCCGCTTCCCAGGCCGACAAAGACAGCTTCGCCGAGATCGTCACATTGATCAATTCGGTCGACCTGACCAACGACAACGCGCTCGCAGCCGCTGTCCTCTCGATCAACACCGCGATTGACGACGAAGAGACCGCACGCATCGCCGGTGATTCTGGCCTCCAGACCTCGATCAATGGTGTCTCGAGCGACCTCAGCGCGTTGACCACACGAGTCACCGCAGCCGAGGCCGACATCAACACCGAAGAGAGTGCCAGAGCAGCCGCCGACACGACCCTTCAGTCGAACATCACCGCCGAAGCGAGCACCCGCGCCAGCGCTGACACGACTTTGCAGTCGAACATCACCGCTGAAGCCACCACCCGCGCTTCTGCCGACACCAGCTTGCAGACGAACATCACTGCCGAGGCAACAGCCCGCGCCAGTGCAGACGACGCACTCGACGCACGCCTAGACAGCCTCGAGGCCAGCATCGACGGCGGCACCTACTAACCGCAACCACTCCCCGGCGGGGCGCTACATAGCGCCTCGCCAAGCGGGGGAGTTTAAAATTTCCGCTGAATAAAAAAGGCCCATGCCAAATCCAACCATCATCCCAAAAAAGTCGGTCCAGAGCGGAGCAATTCCGCCAACTCTCGCCCTCGGCGAGATCGCCATCAACCACGCCGACCGCCGCCTCTACAGCCGCAACCCTGCGACAGGCGAAATCTACAAGCTCGCCGGCACCAAAGACGCCCCCGATCGCGTCTGGTCCTTCGACATCTCCGCCGATGGCACCACCACCTTCCTCGGCTTTCTCCTGTATTCGGACTTCCCGTCCACCGGCTCGGTGTATGACAGCCCGAACTGGGAAATCTCCCGCACCATTTTCAACGCCGCAGGCACCACCAGCACCGAATCCAGCGCCACCGGCGCGTGGTCAAACAAGCAGTCCTTGACCTATGCTTAGTCCGCTCTACGGCCAACTCTCCCCCCTCCGCGTGCCGACAAGCAGCCCGCTTGATTCGGATGCGATTGCCTACATTGCCGCTGTCGAGTCCGCAGACGGCGCGGCTCTTGAGGACGGGGTAAAGAGCGCGATTTATAACTTTGTCACAGGCTGCAAATTCGACGGAATTTGGTCTGCCCTAAAAGCCTCCTGTATACTCGCAGGCGCACGCACGCTCAACGGTGCGCTCGTTCCGCTTGTCGGCACGGCTCCGACCAACAATAATTTTGTCGGAGGAGATTATAATCGCACAACGGGCCTCAAAGGGAATGGATCATCTAAATACATAAATTCAAACAGAATAAATAATATTGATCCGCAAAACAACAGGCACTTGTCTTTTTTTGTTTCGTTTGCCGCACCCGCTGGCACGACTCAATGTTACTTAGGAGCAGGCTCAACCCAATCCGGCTCTTTTAATGTGCTTGGCGGAGGTGCAGACTTGAGCGCGAGATGTTTATCAAGCAGTGGGGCATCTATTTTGGGCGTGGGGCAGTCAACGGGCTTTATTGGAATGCAACGATCTAATTCGTCAAATTTTGACTTTAGAACATCCTCAAATACATCAAATTTTGCACAGGTTAGCCAGACTCCTCTAAATGCGAATTTAGGAGTTTTCACTGCGATTAGAACCACCGGCCCAATTTTTTACACAAGCGCCCGCCTAAATTTTTACTCCATCGGCGAATCCCTCGACCTCGCCAAGCTCGACACCCGCGTCAGCACGCTCATGACCGCCCTCGCCGCAGCCATCCCATGACCCTCGCCGACCTCATAACCCAGCCCGTAAGCTACGAGGCCACCAAAGACCTCGCTCTCGTCTTCTCGCCCGAACTCGCCGCCCTCCTCGCCGCCGTCCAAACCGAGCACGGCAACCCGCGCCATGTCGCCTCGCCCGTCGATCTGGTCGATGGCCGCAAAATGCTGTGCGCGGATCTCCTGACCGAAGTAGGACCCGGCGGCCTCTACTCCGGCGGATTCGCGCACCTGCCCGCCGAGCTTTTCCCATCCGTGGAAGTCCTCCCGATGTCCGAAGTCCTCCCGCTCCTGCCCCAACCCGAAGAAGAAATCTAACCCACCAACACCATGCTCGAACAAGTCTCCACCTCCGTAAAATTCCTCGCTTTCTACACGGCGAGCAAACAAGGCAAAACCGGCCTCACCGTCACCATCGACATCTACGATCCATCCGGAACGCAAATCGTCACCGGCGGCAGCGCCACCGCAGTCGGCGGCGGGCTGTATTCTTACACGCTCTCGACCAACAACAGCAGCGAAGGCGAATACGCCGCAATCTTCAAGACCTCCGACAGCACGGTTGATTCACAGCACATCCCGAGCCTTTGGGTTCTTGGCCGCGCCGGAGTCGAAAACCTCGACGCTGCCACTAGCACGCGCTTGCCATCCAGCAGCTACGCCGCCGCGCCAAGCGTCACCGCGATTCGCACGGAGATGGACAGCAACAGCACCAAACTCGCCAATCTCGATGCGACGATCTCAAGCCGTTTGGCAGATGCCGACTACACAGCCCCGACCAGCGCCCCGACAGCCGCCGCTGTGGCCTCCGCCGTGCGAACGGAATTGACCGAGATTTCAAACCTCGACGCAACCGTTTCTTCCCGCCTCGCCAGCAGCGCCTACAGCGCCGCGCCGACCACCGCACAGATCGCAACGGCAGTCGAAGGCTCGCTCCTCAACGAAGCCGACGGCCAAGCCGTCCTCAACGCACTCGTGTCAGCCATCGGCAACACCAACCTCTCGGAAGTTTCGCTGGTCGCGGCCGTCCGCGCCGACCTCGAGCGCAACGGCGGAAAGCTCGACAGCATTCCTACGACAGCCGCGCCTAGCGCCTCCACGGTCGCAGGTGCTGTCCGCACCGAACTCAGCACCGAACTCGGCCGCATCGATGCCGCCGTCTCCTCGCGCCTCGCCTCGGCAAGCTACACGGCCCCGACTGCCGCTCCGACAGCAGCCGCAAACGCATCGGCTGTCCGCACCGAGCTTGCCACCGAGCTGGCCCGAGTGGATGCAGCCGTCAGCACCCGCCTCGCCGGATCGGCCTACACCGCTCCAGCCAACAGCGATGTCGCCGCGATCAAAGTCAAGACAGACGCCCTCAACACCGAGCGCCTCGCCAATGTGGCGACGACAGCGATTGTTGGGAATCTTTTAGCCCAGGCGAACAGCTAAGATGTCCACGGAAACCGTCCGCAACCGCCCCGGCGTGCGCCTCTCCTTCGGGGAGGCCATCGCCGCGATGGCGCTCATCGCCACGATCTTTTCCATTTCACAAGCCTGGTGGATCCTGCCCGAGAAGGTCACTCGAGTGGAGATCGAAAACGACCGCCAGGAAGCGCGCCTTCAAAAAATCGAAGCCGTCGCCGCCGACCGCGCCGAGACTTTGGCCCGCATCGACGAGCGCACCAAGCGGATCGAGCAAATCCTCGCCAATCGCCCGTAACCCCTTTGACATCCCCGCCCAATCGATGAAAGCACTCTTCTTTGTCCTCGATCGTCTCAGCGAAAACAGCACCTGGCGCGGTTTGATTTTGGTCGCCGTCGCCCTTGGCGTGAAGCTCGAGCCAGATATGCAAAACCAGATCATCGCCGCCGGGCTCGGCCTCGTCGGAACGATCAACATTTTCCGCAAAGGGAAATGACCCCGAAGCAAGTCGCCGCCGTGTTGATGATCATCGGCTGGCTTTTCTTGGCGCTCGCCTTCCTCACATCCTGCGTCGCCGTCCCGATGCCTCCTTTCGGCGACCGGATTGGTGAAGCAGGCACGCTCCACATCCGCGCCACGGTCCGCTTCGAGCCACGCCTCAGCGAAAGCCAATCTGCCAACCGCGACCTCTGGAACGCATTCGGCGAGTTCCAAAAAACCCTGCCTGCTCTGAAGGACAAATGATTTCGCTCCTCGCCCGCTTCTTCATGTTGCCACGCCCGGCGCAATCCCCCGCGCCTGAGCCGAAGCCCGCGAAGCCAACATCAAAGCCCGCCAAAACCTCCGGCACCCTCAAGCCCGAGCCAAAGTTTTACCAACAGACCAACAAGCGCACGCCCAACATCTCAACCGGCCGCGTCATCAAGCCGACCCACATCGTGCTTCACCACTCGAGTGGAGCCTACGCCGGGAGCGTCTCGTGGTGCTCCGACCCCGTGAGCAAAGTCTCCTACCACTGCATCATCGCCAGAAACGGCAAACGAACCGCCTTGGCCTTGCCCACCCAGCGCACCTGGCACGCAGGCGTTTCGTCGTGGCAAGGCCGCAAAGACGCCAACTCGTGGGCCGTCGGCATGGCATGGGAAGGCGACACCTACCAAACGCCCTTGAGCGAAGACGCCCTCCTCAGCGCCGTCGAATATCTCCTCCCCATCCTCCGCGAAAACAACATCCCCCTCGCCAACATCCTCCGCCATGCCGATGTCTCCCCCGGCCGCAAAGACGACTGCTCCCCCGCCGCCCACGCCGCCCTCCTAGCGGCTCTGAATAAGGTCCTCTAGGGCAACAACGGGCAACACTCCCGTAAGTCATTGAAAAACAAACCCAAGAAAGCGACTTAAAATCCGTTTTCGCGAAAGCGGAGTGCGGGTTCGAGTCCCGCCGCCGGCAGAGTGCTTTACATCGATTTGAGCTAGGTTTTATGCGGCTCGGCGGGTGGTTGGCTTTCAGAAACAACAAGAGGGAAGTGGCGGCTACTGGAAGAAAATAGTTGAGAATTTGGGCAACACGGGCAACAGTTCGGGCAACAGCATGAGCGCCTTTCTTGTGACACCTTACCCGCAGCGGCCCGGCACGCCTTGGAAGCTGACGATCCCGCAGAAAATTTTTGGCAAGAGGATCCGCCGTTTTTATCGCACGGAGGCGGAGGCTTGGGCGGCGGGGCCGGGTTTGGTTGAGAAGTTGCAAAAGGGCGGGACGGATTCGCTATCGGAGGAGCGGGCGACCGGCATGTCGATGAAGTCGGCGGTGCGGGATTACATAGCTTCCAAGGCGGGGGCTTCGGAGCGGCATCGTGAGAAACTGGAAAAGATTTGCGGGGAGCTTTTGGATGCTT